GTAAAATTATATATGGACTCTGCTAAGGATTACGTATTATTTGACACAAATTACAATTTAACTCCAAGTGGTTCGCACACACTAAAATTACAAATTGACGGTATAAAAATTAAGCCGATTGACACGACCTACGAGAAAATCGCTAACAAGTTAGCCACTTGGCAAGAAACGCCCGATGACACGCATTACCCAAGCGAGAAGTTAGTAAAAGACAGTTTAGATGTTGTTGTTGAAGAAACAAGAGATGTAGGAACAACAGAAATATCATTTGAAAATGGGAAAGTGGTGGCAATCACAAGTGATAATTGCACAACTAATTTACTATATGGTGCAAACGGTAACATCCAAAAAATAACCGAAACATATGCAGACGGTAAATCATACGAAACAACTTATACAAAAGACGTCGAAGGACGTATAAAAACTATGACGAAAGCAGAGGTATAAAAAATGGGAGTCAATTTAACTCATGTATTAAATGATGTTATATACATCAAAAACGTGGATGATGACGTAAACTTCATTAAAAGAATAACCGAGTATGGTGTTCGTGAAGTTGTCGGACAATCCGCAAGTGAACTCGAAAGAGTTACAAGACTTAATGGAGTCAAAACAGTAGGCGATGCTACAGGATTAGTTGCAAACGTAGCTATCGACGGTGCATTAGCAGAGAACTCATTCGACTTTATTCCAATCTTCCAACGTTCAAAAGAAAACATCATCGCAACTGATTTGAGCGCTAATGATGTATCTAACACTTTTGTTAAGGTAAGGAAGTATTACATCAAAGAAGAATGGGTCGAAGAAGGTGGTGTAGATTATCACTATCTATGGATGTGTGAAACCAAATTAGATGAAGGTTATAGACTACCGTTGCCATTCAAAAAGCAAGACGGCAGCGAACGCGACTACGCATATATTGGAGCATACGAAGCCTATTTAGACGGTAATAATAAGTTACGTTCACTCACAGGTCAAATTCCTAAAATAAGTTATTCAAGAAATAGCTTTAGAACAGCAGCAAGAGCATTAGACGGGTTAGGTGTAAATTCTAAGTATCAAATTACTGACTTAGCAGAATACGTTGATTTAGTTCAAATTCCGTTCATGATTGAGTTTGCTACAAAACATTCTCAAGGCGTGTTCTCAGGCGCAACTTCAATGGCATATAGCGCGTCATATACTGCTATTGCAGATGGCACAGGAGTTAACGCTATTGTAGTATCAAACGCAACAGGTGCAGCGTTTGTATTAGGTCAAACAGTATCTATCGGTACATCAAATAGTAATGACTCTATTGCAAAAGATAGAATTGTCACGCAAATAGATGTTGATACACCTAACGCAGGAGAAACGACAATCACGTTTGACGGTGCAGTTGTGAATATTACTATTGGCAATGTTATCGCTTCAAGAGCATGGAAAACAGGTATGACAGACAGCGTTAAAGTAAGCGGTACACACGCGTTAAATGACGGCAAACATTCGATTGTATGGCGTGGATTAGAAAATCCATTTGGTAACATCTGGAAGCATGTTGACGGTGTTAAAATTTCGTATTGGCGTGGATACGTTGCAGGGCATCCAAAAGACTATAACGACACAGCGTCCGTTGCTGGCGTATATGCAGAACCTTACTTACCGCTTGGATATCTTAATGCAAACACAGATAATTACGCACAAGAACTTGGTTATGACGCAAATTATCCATATGCGAAACTCCCAATTATCGTTCAAGCAAGTAGTGGTTTATTCTTTAGAGATTATTATTATCAAAACTCTGGGGATAGAACGGTATTCGTCGGCGGTTGTTGGCATAGCGGTTCTGATGCTGGTCTGTGCTATTGGTCTCTGGTCCGCGCTCTCGGTTCTACGGACTTCAATATTGGTGCTCGGCTTTCGTATCGCCCTTAAGGGGGTTTCAATGGGGGTCTTCCCCCAATGAGAATATAGGGTTTTAAGGGGTTGTGCGGTGCAGTTTTCGTGTGTTCGTTTGGGTTCGTCGGCGGTTCTTGGGGTGGCGGTTCTGGTGCTGGTCTGTGGTGTTGGTCTCTGGTCCGCGCTCTCGGTTCTACGGGCTTCTCTCTTGGTGCTCGGCTTTCTATGGTCAAGCACTGCACAATCCTTACCACTTGGTAAAAAATGGCTATTAAGGGAATAGTTTAGTAGGGTACTCGAAACACTATTATTGCCACAGAAAGGTTACTTATGAAAAGAGTAGGAAACATCTATCACAAAATATACGAAAAAGATAACATACGCCAAGCTATCTTGTCAGCAAGTCAAGGCAAAAGGCATAAGCGCGGAGTCATGAAAGTTTTTGAAAACATAGACAAAGCAATTGACCTTGTACATGACATCCTTAAAAATAAAACGTATATCCCTAATCCATATTGGGAATCAGTCCTAGTAGACGGAGCGAGTAAGAAAGAGCGAATTATTTATAAACCAAAGTTCTTTCCTGATCAAGTGATTCATTGGTGTTTAATGAACATCATCAAGCCGCAAGTTGTACGCGGTATGTACAAATGGAGTTGTGCTTCGATTCCAAGTCGTGGCACGCTATACGCAAAGAAGGCCACAGAGAAATGGATACGCACAGACCACGCAAATACACGATACGCACTTAAGATTGATATTAAGAAGTATTATCCAAACATCAACAAAGAAACGTTAAAATCGAAATTTAGAAGGATTATTAAAGACCCAGATGTATTGTGGTTGTTAGATATCATTATCGATAGTCATCATCTGGGAATACCTATTGGCAACTACACATCACAATGGTTTGCAAATTTCTATTTACAGGATTTAGATCACTACATTAAACAAAATTTAGGAGCAACCTATTACGTAAGATATATGGATGACATGGTCATTTTTGGAAGCAACAAAAAGAAACTACGCAAAGACAAAATACTCATTGAGAAATTCTTAGAAAACGAAAGTTTAACAATCAAAGAGAATTGGCAGGTGTTCAATATAGACAAACGTCCGCTCGACTTCGTTGGATATGTATTCAAACGCGACAAGACGTATGTCCGTAAAAGGATTACGGCAAGGATGAGGAAAAAGCATTTAAGATTTGAAAGGCAACCGACAAAACATTTAGCATGCAGCATGATGAGTTATTTAGGTTGGCTTATGCATTCGGATTCTTACATTTTGTATAAGAAGTACTTTAAAAATATAAAACTTATGAAGGAGTTTATCAAACATGAAAATTAGAAAGATTAAACAAGAATCAACTCAAGTACCAGATGATACAGCCATCAGACATCTAAGTGGTACAATTTATGAACTCATCGGGAATGAGAACGTCACGTCAAAACAAAAAGTCATGGTCGGCAAAGAAGTGACAGTGTACGAGTCTGAATTGACACACATCACAACGTCAATCACAAGACGCGACGAGATGATTTCCGCGCTTATTAGATTGAGATACACCCAAGACGCTGAATTTGCACTAATCAACAAAGGCATTCTAAATGCACAAGACCCAGAATATGTTGTATATCGTGCATACGTTGACGTGTGTAAAACACAAGCAAATATATATTTTGAATAGGGCTTCGGCTCTACTCTGCCCTATGGGGTGATGATGTATGGCTATCGCTATATTGGCTTTGATAACAAGGTTGTTGTTACCGATAGTGTTACGAGCAAGGTCTATAAAATCACTCCAGCAATAGCAAGTGGTGTATTATCGTGGACTTTAACGGAGGTATAAACAAATGGATTTAACAATTACGGCTTATGTATTATTGGTTAAGCGTGGTAAATTAACCATTGAACAAGTGCCAGCACAATATCGTGATGAAGTGGCTCAAAAAGTTAGTCAGTAAATTATGGGTGCTTATATCAACACCGACGATGCTTATATCATTCTTGCTCGCTTGGATTATTACAAATGGGTGGGCGTATGCAATGCTCGGTGTTGGTATATGGCTTGATATTACTTGGGCAAAAGCAGTGAGTGGGACGTATCTTGGTATCTTGTGGTTACCTTTTACGCCCGAGAAACTGATAACCGTTCCACTCGCTTTATTTATTCAAAAAGTATTATTTAGGAGGAAAGCAAAAAATGATTGTTGACATTGATTTAAAGGCACTTGAAAATATCAAGGACGGTGATGTCGTCGTTATGCGTGGGCATAAAGCCGTTACTATAAGCAAGGATGAATTATTGAAAGAATTATCAAGCAAGGTGAAAAGCGTTGAATTGGCGGATGCTGAACGGGCAAGACAATATGAAATACTCAACGAAAAAGTTGAGTTTATCAAAGACACATTTAATGAGGTTATCGGTATTTTAGGAGGTGTTGTAAAATGAAATATATGCTTTTAATTATATTTTTATTAACGATTACATTACCAGTGTATGGTGCGGATGCAACAACGGTGGTTGAGGATGCGTGGAATAAATATATTGTCGCTGCCGTTGCAGGTGGTAGTGTTACCGGGCTTGCACAACTTGGATGGTCGTTTATTGGCTCAAAAATTAACAAGAAAAAGCAACAAGTATGGGATAACGCAATCAACCAAGCAAACACGCTTAATGCTAACGCAACAACCGCCTTAATCAAATTCGATGCGTTGGCAAAAGAGGTGGTTGATAAGGTTGATATTACACGTAACGAGATGGTTGCGGTTAAAGGCGAGTTTAAGGTGTTGAGTGATAATGTAACAACGATGCAAGACAAATTTAAAGCAGGTGCTGAGGCGTTAAATGAAAAAATTAAGAACTCTCAAGACGCTTAATTTTCTCTTACCGCCATTACCGTTACTTGCAATTATTATTTATAACTTTAAGGATTATTTTATGGCGGAGGAACAAACGTTTTTACCACAATGGCTAAATTTATCACTTGGTGGTATGATTGCGATTGTTGCTGTTGTGTCGTTAATGCTTGGTAAAACCGATAAAGTTAACCCGTTAACGGTATCGTTTATTATATTTATACTAACCATATTTTTACAATCGCTTTTAGCGGATATACAAATTATTACGTTTGCGATATTTCTTGGGTTGTTGATCCGCAAATGTTTTGAAGGTCCTATTGAACGTGCGACCGAAGTAAACAAATACCGTAAGCAAGCCGAGGCACAAGCGGAGGCAATGAAACCGATTATGAATGGACGAGGATAATAAATGAAGAAATTTGATTTCGCACAATTTTTACAAAAAAATATTGAGAATTTTATCCTTATTATATTATGTACAGTGTATGTGTTGCGTGGTCTTGCTAGTATTGAAGAAAGTGGCAAAACCGCACTTGAAATATTTGCCGATGGTGCGTTAGCGTTTATTGTTGGGTACATTATTAAACGAGTGCTAGATAGAAAAGGTATTTTGCGTGGGTTATCAAGCGATAAATTTATTGCAACGTGCAATGAGTACGGCAATAAAAAAATGGAGATTACACCGATAATCGAAGAACTTGCATCGTTTTGTGATGAACGAAATGCGAACGAATTAAAACAACGACAAATTGAATATTTGACAAAGGAAGCGTTGTCGTATAACAAATTTATTGCTAACGAGTATGATGCAAAAGATAAACGCATTAAAAAGGCAAGACGGTTAAAAAGCACACGTATTACACCAACAATGCTTACCAATGCTTACGACAACACAAGCAACGAGCAAGAATTATTAAGTGCGTCGATTAAAAAATACGAGCGCTCACAAGCGGGTGGTGATTTAACCATTGGATTATTAACTGCGTTTCTGTTCGGCTATTACGCCTTAAAATCAAATGGGCTTGATACAGCAACGGTTATATGGTGTGCGTTACAAGTAGCGATATTTTTAACGAATGGAATGTTCAAATACATGTCATCGTATTTCTTTATTACTGAAACATTGCGTGGTAAAATTAAGCGTGTGATGGACATTATCGATGAGTTCATAAATAAAAAACGGCAATCAGTGAAAACTGACGCCGTTGATAAAATCATTTAAGTTATAAGCAACGAGGGTTTTATGCCCTCGTTTTTTCATTTCTGCAAGAAAATTTAATTGTTCTGGTGTTGGTTTGCGTGGGTGTATTTTGGTTTCGCAAAACATAATCCACCCATAACCGATAACCGTTAAATCCGGGTAACCCTTGGGTAAACCTGTATCAAAATACGTGCCGTCAATTAACCGCACACGTCCGACATTCGCACGTATGCAAATTAAATCGTGCTCACCACACCACGCACGGATTTCATTCATTAAGCGGTGTTCTGGTGTAGCCATTTAAGCAACCATTCTTCAAGCAATAAATTATTTTCTTTACCCGTAAGCACGTTATTTATCGCTTGTCGTGTGCAACCATATTGTCGTGC